TCCAGCCACCATGAATCGAACACGGGACAGGTTGAGTTTTGATCACTAAATTAATAGTGTTATTTAGCCTTAACTATGCTACAATCAACTGCTCTACCAACTGAGCTATGGCTGGATAAGCTCCCAGTAAGAATCGAACTTACGTTATTGGATTCAAAGTCCAAGGTGATGACCACTACACTATGAGAGCTTATATAATAGTATACTGGAATTTCTTTAAGTTATTTTAGCGCATTATACATCTATATTTTGTCTTTGGCTCATTGACCGCCTGATTGCTCCAGCTAAGCGACCCTCATCCATTCTTCTTTGTGTTGAGGTGCATACTACCAATCCCCCAAAAAATAGGAGAACCATTCCACCCACGAGAGTGAGAACATCGTTATTCATCTATTATTAAGAGACCTTTTAATACTATCGATGAGTATTAAGGCATTTCCAAAAATTGATATTGCCTTAATGTGCTGTTCCAAGTCCATGTATTTTAATATATCTGTTTATTTAAATGTTGGCATTCGCCAGCTCACGGCCCATCAATACAATTAGGTCCCCTAAAGCACAGAAGGTAAAGACTTGGAAATTCGCCGCGCAGTTCTTATTCAAAAATGCAACAATGAAAGATAAAGCCGAACTTGGACGATTCACTAAACAAGAACTCCTTGAACTGGGACCCACTTTTATAAAGATAGGACAATTCATCTCGACAAGAGGAGACCTTTACCCCCTGGAATTCGTTAAAGAACTTGAATCCCTGCAGGACGACGTCACTGTTGTGGAGTATGACGATTCAAAAATACCATATGATATATTTTCAGAGATTGACATGACTACACCTTTCAAATGCGCGAGTATAGGACAAGTCTATAGAGCAACTCTCAAAGAAAATAATCAAGAAGTCATTGTCAAAGTCAAGAGACCAAACATAAAAGAAATTATGACAAACGATACAAATGATATCAAAGATATTGTGAACTTTCTTGAAAGAATTAATATTGACACAGGAACAGGAAATGGAGTTATTCTTGATGAAGCCATTGATAATCTTATCAGTGAAACAGACTATGTCAAAGAAAAAGAAAATGCAATTCAGTTCTATAATAATTTTAAAGATGTCCCATGGGTAAGAGTTCCAAAAGTATATGAAGAATATTGCACCGAAGACATTCTTGTCATGGAATATGTTCCTTCAGAAAAATTAAATAACATCGAAACAAAGGGTGTCAATAAAAAGAAAATTTGTGAAGCACTCATCAGAAGTTATGTAAAACAAACAATGGAAGATGGATTTTTTCATGCAGATCCACACCCAGGAAATGTTGGTTTTGCGCCAGATGGAAAACTTGTCTATTATGACTTTGGACTTTGTGTTCCAATAAGTGATGAACTCAAAAATGGTTTCATGGAATTATTAGTGCACATTGTTGAAAGAGACACAAAAAGTATTGTTCAAAAACTTGTAGACCTAAAAATTATTATTCCACAAACAGAACTTGGGGACATTGAAATATTCTTTGAATCCATTTTGTCATACATGGAAAAATTAGACCCCAAGAACCTCGCAGAAGACATAATGAATGATGAAATACTTATGGAATTAGCTAAAGAAAAACCATTTGTCATACCATCAAGTTTTATATACTTAGCAAAAACTTTCTCTATAGTTGAAGGTCTTTGTTTAGAATTGGATCCAGAATTTAATTACTTTACATACTTAGAACCAATTATACAAAACAAGGTTTCACAAAGTATTGACATGTCATCAATGGTTAAAACGGTGGCTGAAATGCCTACGAGGGTCAAAAATCTAAGCACGGCTGTTCTGAGTTTGGAGAAATCCAGAGCAGCTGTAAAGAGGTCATTGAAAAAGACGAGGAAGGAGATACGGTATGCTCAATATAGTATATTATGCACTCTCGTTGCCCTGGAGCAACAAAATCAATATGTATTTGTATTTTTTGCATCATTAGCTGCATGGTTTGCCCTTACTTCTCGAAAAAATCAATAACAGTAGTAGTGGGCTCATCTTCATCATATGAATCGACAAGGTTCTTTTGGATGAAATGACGATGTTCCTCGAAAAGTTGTTGGGTTCGCTTGCGCTCTTCAACAGAAATATCCTTCAAACGCTGTCCGTATCTCTCAAGGTCAAGTTGACGCTCTTGATACATACGCTTCCCAAACTTTCTGAATTTCTTAGCGAGCTTCTTCTTAGAGGAGCAGACAACTGGAGACAAAGTACACTTGGTGGTAAAGGTTGGCATTTTGTTATATACAGATATATAAATTTGTGTGAATTTAAAATCTAGATACTTTATATAAACATGAGTGTTGAAATTTTAGGAAAAGAATACCCAGTTGAAACAACAACAAATTTCGTATTGAATAATAGATATATGATAAATGAAATACCATCAAATGTTTTTCAATTAGTTAATCTCGAAAATTTAAATTTAAGTTTTAACATATTAACAACAATTCCCACAGAAATTAAAAATCTCACAAAGTTGAAAAAAATTAATTTGTGTACAAATAAGTTTAAAGAATTTCCAAGTGAATTACTTGAAATGTCAAACTTGGAAGATATAAATGTAAATGTAAATAAAATATCTGAACTCCCCGAAGAGTTAAAAAACTTAAATAATTTGAAAGTATTCTGTTGTGGTGACAATAAATTGGAAAAAATCCCCAAAGGAATTCTTTTTAATGAAAGTATAGAAGAATTACTTTTGGATGGAAATAAAATTAAATATATTCCACCAGAAATAGAAAATATGAAAAACATAAAACAATTGAATTTAACAGATAATAAGATAGAAACAATTGCACCAGAAATTGCAAAGTTATCTAATCTCAAACAACTATTTATGTTAGACAATGAATTCACTGCATTTCCAAAGGAATTTAATGTTGATGAGTTAGAAATATTTGATGTAAAAAATTTTTGTGAAAATCGGTTAGGACGCGCTTTTGATTACGATAATATCATCACAGGATTTTAATAGTCTCTGCATGACTAAAGATTAGTTTTTCCAATTTTTCATTTGAAGTCTTACGAAATCTTGTAATTTAATGCTTGTATACATTTTTTTGTATGATTTTTCAAGTCCTTTTATAAATATCTCTTTAAACCCACCATTACCCTTTCGGATTAGATAATAATGGTCATTTAATAGTTTTTTCTTGTTTTCATTTGGAATATATTTAGAGTTTTTTATATATTTAGAAACATTGTCTTCTATTTCTTGTGCTCTAGTATTAATCAACGCTTTCACAGGATTAAAATTAGTTTTCTTTTTTGTTTGAGATTTTTTTTTGGGGGATCTGACAGACAACTCGGCTAATGATGAAGCGACGTTCATATTATTTTTATTTTTCTTTTGTTGTTTAGGCATCTTAAATAATAATAATATTTTTATTTTAATTCATGATTTCTAATATTTTTTATAAACCATTTTTCATAATCATCAGATGTACCAATAAATATTCTATCATCAACATAAACTGGATAATGAACAAATAAATATTCATATTTGTTTAATTTTTTTTCTATTTCATCACCATCTAATATATTTGCAAAGTATACACCTGTCATAGCTGTCATACTATTTTCGTCATCATAAAGTAATATACTACCATTGTTAAAATTGCCGATTGTTTTACATTGTGCTTCAATAAAATGATACACTTCCCTCATTGTCCTATTTTGTGAACCACCCGAACCACAAACATTTTTAAAATTTACAAAAACTTTCTTATTTCCAAAAGATTGTAATCCATCAAAATCTTCTGTATAATCAAAACCATAAAATTCTTTAAAAGGTTGGGGTTTTATTTCCATATATTTGAACCTTTGGTTAATACGATATCCTCGTATGTTTTCGCATTTAATACCAGTTGATTTTTCTATTTTTTCCCTCTGATATTTCTCACTTTTTATAGCATGCCCCGTTAAACCCTTTCTACTTTCCTTATTTGTTAATGGATTTATGAGACGCCTCATACGAAATAGGGTAGTTCTCATACTATATAATATAAATATTAAAGAAATAAACAATAATATACACAATGGATCTGGAGTTATTAATTTTAGACCGTCTCAAGTTGGGTAAAGAAAGATATGGTCACGGTGTCAGAGTTGATGATGACACAACCCAATTTGGAACTCCCTCCAACTCTTGGATGCACATGGCATTAGAAGAGCATTTAGATGCTGTTATATATATTATTGCTGATTATATCAAAAAGAAAGATTTTTCAAGACCTAGGGACGAAGATGATAATCAAAGAATTATTTACTTTATTATGAATCCCGAACAAGTGTATGGTTCTCACAAATCGATGTTAGATTGTCTGACAAAGCTAATAAACTTAGCCTTTTCAGAAACAGAAACAGCTGATGATGTTTCAATACAATTAACACCAGAAATAGTACAAAAATGAGGTTTGTATAAAATATCTGGAGACCTAACAGTTCCAATTGTCACCGTATTTGTTTTTTTATTAATCATCATACCGTGGTGTGAATTCGCATAGTAAAAATCATAGTCCCCTGCCTGTATTTTATTTTTGAGACATCGTCCCCTCACAACAAGGTTCTGGTACATTCGGTTGGAAGCACTTCCGTCCATTATATTAATATATCAGATAATAATATGATAAGCATCCTGTTGATTGTTATTATATTATTATTAGTTCTTCAAATGAAAAATGAAAATAAAAATGTTTACCTTAGTACTTTGTTAAGACAAAGTGCTAGGTATGCCATTGCAGCGCAGCAGGATGAAAGTCCTTTAATAGCAGTTTTGCATGTTAATTATGCAGCCGCTTATTTTTACGCAGCCAAAGATATTGCAACTGATGATGAAATATTTAATGCTACGGGAATAGATGTCAGGGAATATAAACAACACTTATCTAAAATACAAGATGCCGTATCTCGTCAAGCACATGGTGCATGCCCTGAATTTGTCGGTGATGTGGATTTATACATGGGTAAAATAGCAGGAAATGTTTAAATAAAAAAATATTCTTATTACAAATGTTCAGCATCGAAAAAATTACATCAAAAGTGGCACCTTCTGTTAAAATTGATAAAACAAAACCAAAACATACATCGTACACAAATTTTGTAAAAAAAATAAAAAGTAATGAAATTGAACAGGTTATTGTAAGTCCAAACAAAAACCAGGCAGTGTTTATTGATGATGAGGGTAATTTGGGTGATTCACAAATCATGCAAAACCAAGAACTCTGGAAATTATTTACAAACACGGAAGCCGATGTTGTAGTTGACATGTCCAACCCTCCAGCTCTTAATTACTCTTTATTGTTTTTGCCTTTGATGATTTACTTTTTCTTCCGGATGTTTCTTTCAATCGGTCGTGGTGGGGGACCACCAGGATTTCCAGGAATGGAACAAAAGACAGTTGATATGGATACTGAAATTGAAACACGATTTTCTGATGTAGAGGGCATTGATAGTGCTCGTTATGAACTTGAAGAAATCGTGGACTTTTTGAAAAACCCAGAACAATACAATGGTTCTGGTGCCAAAATTCCCAAGGGTGCCATATTAAGTGGATTACCTGGTACGGGGAAGACACTTTTAGCGAGAGCTATTGCAGGAGAATCATCAGTTCCATTTATCGGGTGCTCTGGTTCCTCATTCGTTGAAATGTTTGTTGGTATGGGCGCCAAGAGAGTTAGAGATTTGTTTGAAGTTGCCAAGGCAAATCAACCCTGCATTCTATTTATAGATGAAATTGATGCTATTGGTAAGAAACGCTCAGCTACTGGTTTCAACAATAACGAAGAAAGAGAACAAACTATTAATCAACTTTTGACCGAAATGGACGGTTTTGAAAAAGACACCCAAATCGTTGTCATCGCAGCTACTAACCGCATTGACATATTGGATGAAGCACTCATTCGCCCAGGTCGCTTTGACCGTAAGATTGAAGTTGCATTACCAAGTGTTGATGGTAGAGAAAGAATACTCGAAGTTCACACTAAAGACAAAAAACTTGATGAAAGTGTTTCACTCAGTGATATAGCTAAAAAGACTACAGGTTTCAGTGGTGCTGATTTAGCAAACTTAATGAACGAATGTGCTATTCGTGCAGTTAGAGACGGATTAAAAGGTGTCATTACAAAAGAAGTTGTTGAAGATGTTTTCCAAAGACTTGTTGTGGGTGCTAAGGGAGACACTACATTCTCAGCCCTCAAGAAAGAACTCATCGCTTATCATGAGGGTGGGCATGCAATTGTTGGGGCTTCATTCGTGGATTTTGATATGGTTAGAAAAGTTTCAATTATTCCAAGAGGTTCCGCGGGTGGTGTCACTTTCTTTCAACCTAGGGAGGAAAGTGGATTGTTCACTAAAAGTTATTTCAAGAACCAAATAAAAGTTTCTTTGGGTGGAAGAGCGGCCGAAGAAATTATATACGGCAAAGATGAAATTACAAACGGTGCATCTACAGACTATGCCCAAGCCTACCAACTCGCGAGGCAAATGGTCACAATGTATGGTTTTGGTGAGAACAATTATGACTACAATAATTTAAGTCAGGAATCAGCGAGACAAATAGATTTGGAAATAGATGCGTTGGTCAAGGAATGTTATGAGGAAGTTCTTGCTTTATTAATACAAAAAAGAGCTGCTCTAGAATTATTAAAAAACATTCTTATTGAGAAGGAAATTATTGATGGAGAAGAAGTATACAAATTGATATGTTCCCTAGCACCAGATGACGAACTTTGTGTAGTGCCACCACTTTAAGAAAGTCTATCTATTTGATCATATAAATCTTCAATTTTATCTGATATTTTTTCGGAACATTCTTCCATGAAATTATTTTGAATACTCATATATGATTTACACAAATTATCAAAACCCTTTTCAAAGTTTTTATAATTTGGAAAAATATATCCTCCCTCTTCTTGTTTTTTCTTCAAACCCTCGGGTGTATATTCTTGTAATCTAATATTATGAATCCTACAATAATGTTTTACAACCTTGAACCTTATAGACTTTGTTATTCTTTTGAGTTCTTTAAGGTCTTTTAATTCACATTCTAACATGAATGCATAATTGTTCAGAATTTTTCTTTCGTAACTTTTTATCCTCTCTTTATACACTTTGTTAAAATATTCAACTGTTTCATCTTCATCTTCCTCATCTTCTAAAACCTTATATTCATGATTAAAAACATATGAATCTGTTTTACATCTAAACAAATCCCTCGTTGCATTACATAACTCCAAATATTCTCCCTCAGGCGTTGTATTAGCATGTTTATCAATGAACCCTTGTATCTTTACAAGGTTTTCCATTCCTTGGGGTGGATTTATTCAGGGGGGACTTAGGTATTCTTTTTTGTTGAATTACTTTAGATGCTTAGATATGCTTCTACATTCAGAGAATTAGGCAATGTAATGCTAAAATACAGGTCTAGAGGTGAAAAGTTAATTATGGACTATGCTAGAGAAAATTGTTCCCTTAGGGAAGCACAATATGTTGAAGATGTGACGCGAAGAATGTTAGATACTTTTCCCGAGGGTTCCATGTGCGCTATAAAACTCACAAGTTTTGGTTCTAGAGAAAATCCCGATAAAGCGTATATAAGTGCAGATAAAATAATAAATGATGCATCCAATAAAGGTATAAAAGTTTTAATAGACGCCGAAGATGTATTATACCCCAATATAGTGAAAGGTCTCATGGAAGATTATAATACTAAATACAATGCCCATGTTTATCAGACATATCAAATGTATAGAAGAAAGGCTTTAGATGAATTATTATATGACATTGAAGATGCACATAATAAAAAATATATGCTTGGGGCTAAAATAGTGAGGGGGGCATATCTCAATAAACAAAGTTGTTTATTTCATAATAAAGACGAAGTAGATAATGAATATAATAAATCACTTCATTATGCGTGTGTAGCTCCTCATGTACATACTATAGTTGCTACACATAATTCAGTATCTCTTGAAATTGTAAAAAAATTTGAAAGGGATAGGTATTACACCGCTAATCTAATGGGTATGGATGAACATAGGCGAGTAGATTACCGTTATATCACATATGGGGGGTTATTAGAAGTCGCTCCTTACCTCATAAGGCGTCTCCGAGAGCGCTTGTCTTGGTCTTAGAAAAGTAGTCTCAAGTCTTCAATTTCAGCCGCGTGCATGGCTCTAATCCTAGCCATGTGAGCGTTAGCAAACTGCAGATAGGGCATGTAAAACCTTTCACGCTTACGCTTCTCATTATCACCAAAATCTCTCTTGATCATTTCGATTATTTCATCGATGTTATTCACATCCACACCATTAAACTTGGCATATTGCTGCATAGCCAAGATCTTAAGTCTTTTGGTCAAGCGTGTGAAACCAGCGTGCTCCTTGATCATTTTTTGGTGATATTTAATACGCTTATGAATTTCAGTGATAGTCATCATGAGCCTTGGGTCTCGTGGAGGAGAGTTCTCATTTTCTTCTGACCCATCATCTGATACAGTATCATACAATGGCATGTTTTCCATCCTATTGTAGATGTCTTTGAGTTTGTTGCATGCGTTGAGATATTCTCCCTCGGGGAGAGCCTCTGAGTTTCTGTCCAAGAGGCTTAAAACTTCACGTATGGCATCCATTATTGAGTATTATCTCAAAATAAAGTCTCATCCAACTTAGGTTGTCAAATTTGCTGCATTTTCAAAATAACCAGGTGCCTTTTCTAGGGTCTCTGTATAAGCAAATTTTAGTATGTCTCTTTCACCTTCGCAGATTGGTGTAACACAATGTTGAACATCATCTGCTTTTATGACGATGGCACTGTTTGGTTTGGTTGTTATTTCTTTTACTTTACGATCATTGGGATCAAACCAACAAGTTTTAGAATCTGATGTATTTTTTATTGTATAAACAACTTCATATTGGGGTTTTGTATATAAAAGTGTATCATTGTGCCAATCCATGGAACTGCCAATTGGATACTTTCTATATTCAATTGGAACATCACTTGGAAAAGTATTTTCTGGGAGTTTTAGTTTTTTCTTTGTTTGTGGACGCTCACACAAATTAGTTATTCCAGTATCCTTGGGAACAATTGTTGTTAATCTACCCGCTGCAGTTGTATATTTTTCTTTTGTAAGAAGTTGTTCTAATTTTTTACATTCATTCTTAATTATTTTGAATTCATCTTCTGTAAAAAAGTTTTCAATATATGTGACACCATAAAATTCTTTTCCAAAAAATAAATATATTACCAGCGTTACAATTATCCCAATGAATATAAATATCATCTGAATTATATTAATATTATTTCACTTTGAATTTCACTTGCCCCTAGGGGAAAATTAATAAGTATTCCCTTTTTAAGACCTGTTAAATTCAAATAATTCCTAAGTTGTATTCGCATCGCGTCGTTGAGGGTTCGTGTTGATTTGAGTTCTACAACTGTGTCCCCTATGATAAGGTCACTTCGTACATTTCCAATAACATGATTATTAAAAGTTATAGGAACTATCCTTTCACTCTCATAATCAACACCCCTGTTTCGGAGACATACTTCAAAAGCCTTATGATATACACATTCGTTATATCCCGAACCAAGAGCATTCATTATTTCTTGAGCACATTCAAGTTCTAACATTACTATACATTCTATCTATTCTTTTATATAACTGCATTCCACCCAAAAAACAAAATTTCAAAAACAATCTGACACATGATGTCAATAACATATCCATAATGTCTCTCAAATATGTTATACCAAACACATATGTCAAAATAGTATATTCTCTTTTGAGAGCCAAAGAAGATGTATATGAAATATGTTCTATGGTTGGTTTGAAAGTTATTAAATTATTATTTGCAAAAAGTCCAAAAAATAAAAATACATATATGTTTGTAAAACTAAACAAAAACACATCTAGAATTGTTAAAAATATAACAACTGCTGTTTCATCTCCGAACAATTCATACAATTTTAACAAAAAATTGCTATAAAACTGTATGATTTTTATTTTAGTTTCGACATCACTTATAATTTCATACATGTAGAAATATGAATGTAAATCTTTAAGAAGTTTCAAAGAAATCATCGTCATCTACATCTGCCCAATTTGTTTGTTGAGTGGTGAGATTTCTGAGTTGAGAAATAAGGTCTTGGTCTTCATCTTCTTCTACTACTGTTTCCAATGTGTTATGAGTATCTTGTTCTTGAACTGGTTTTGGTTTTTTAACTGGCCCTGGCTTTTGAACTGGTTTTGGTTTTTGAACTGGTTCTGGTTCTTGAACTGGTTCTGGTTCTTGAACTGTCTCTGGTTGAACTACAGTTTCAGAAATTACAAAACATCTGTTTGGTAAATCAGCGTCTAAAATATCACCATGAGTTTCACATAGACGACAATACACAACAGGTGTTTCACCGGGTAAATGGGTGTGCACTGGAACTTGTTTCTTTTGTTTTTTTTGTTTCTTTTGCTTGGGTTGAGGTGTTACCTCTTCAGAATTTTGATTCATGTGCATCTTACATCTCCCATTTTCAACAGCCTTATTTTTGCATTGAGTACCTTTTGCGGTAATGCCACAACATTGTTGTCTTTGAGAACGAGCTTCTTTCTTTTTTGGTGGTGGTGCTCTTATCGTATTTTCAAATAAAGAGCGAAGATGTTTGTTTTCTTCAATGACACCGTCCAACTTTTCGTGGAGGGATTGAACCAATTGTGTAAGTTGAGCAAGCTGAACTTCCATTGTCAGAGGTATTTTGAATTGACCCCGTGAGAATGTGAGATAAACTTAGGTGTTTGAATTACTTTAATTTTAACAAATAAAGAGTTGATTTAATTAAAACTTCAATATCATCTTGAATACTTTTAAGAGCATTATCCTTTGGAAGTTTTATTTTCTTAACCCTAGCAAGTAAATCCTGGAAATATTTCTTAGCCTTTTTAGGGTCTTGAATATAGCGAGAATTTGGCTGGTTTAATGTCATGCGACCATTTAGGGTTCCAATATATGTTTCCGCGTAACTGTCAAGGAGAGGCACAATGCGTTCATAGTATTTTTGAAGAGCCTTGTGCTGAGCGTATGAATTAGTTGTCAAGTGGAACATATGAGCTTGGTTTCTTGAGTTCATAAGTAGCATTACAAATTTTGATACAGACATTTTATACTATATTATTAATGCAGATATTTGTTTGAAAGTATGTGAATGTATTCTATTAAAACCTTTTCACCGGCTTCATTTATAGCATATTCCATTTTAGTTGGTAAATCATGTGGTATCTCCGGGGGTGGAGATGGTGGATGAGAGTAATAATCTTCATCTTCAAAAAGAAATTTTAAAAAAGTTACAACCTTTTCAAACATTGTTTTATAAAAAAAAGATATTTATTTCACTGACTTAGGTTTCCGTGGAACACACGACAGAATTCTTTCAATTTGGGTATAATTTCTCTGTCCCATTTTTCATCGTCTCTCATAATAATATAACTTTTACGCTCATTATTATGTTGTTCAACTAAACGGGCCATATTCAATTTAACCATTTGTAAATATGTTTGAACTTGAATAGATTCATATTCCCTAACGGTATTGAAAAGACATCTCGTCCGATTTTTAATTTCAACCAATATCTTTTGATTAAAATCACCCATTTCAAATCGGTCAATTCTCCCAACAATTTCATATGTTGTTCCCTCAATTTCACATACTTTATATTTGTAAAATGTATCATCTTCATAAAGGTTTGCTGAATCGGCATTAGCTGTTTTTGATTCATTTTTAGTTCCAAAATTGGTAAATAAAGTTTTTCGTAAAAAATCCTTAACGCCGTAGAAATCTCTCAGTTGAAGACTTGAAGCTGCCTTCAAACGAATAGAAACCTCATCCATTATTTTCATAACTTCTGAAGAATTCTTGGGAGATGCCCGTTCTACTTCTTTGTAAATTTCAGTTGCTTTTTTATCAGATTCAATTGCTTCCATCGCATAGTCATCCTTTGTTTTACCCTTGAATGTCTCGGGTGAATATTTTTTCCACATATCATCCAATACCTCTTGTGGTCTTTTGTATTGATTTTTGCCAATACAAGCTGCAACCTCAGATGCTTTGAGTATAATCTTTTTTTGTGGAATAGATTTGTAGTTTCTTGGATCATCTTTGATAATAGCATATACCTCTGCACAAGCCTGTGTATCAAACAATGCATTGTGAGCTCCTTCAAATTCCTTTCCAAACAATTCTTCGTAAATAACAACAAGTTTCTTTGGTTTTCCATACCATTTCTTTACAAGATCCAAAGTACATACTGGTTCAAGTGATTCAAGTGGCGAAAAGTCAAGTTTTCTTCGTATAGTCTCAGCTTTTAGAACATCAATATCAAACTTTAAATTATGTCCAATAATTTTTTGGGAATTATGGGTCATATCAATAAACTTTTTGTATGCTTCTTCAAACGGAACACCATTTGTATTAGCTTCTTCTTCTGTAATTCCATGAACTTCTGTTGCGGCAACTTTGAAGCCATCGGGTTTAACAACTGTATAGAACCTAGATAGTTCTCTACCACGGGATGAATATGTTATAGCGGCGATAGACAAAATACGACACTCGTCCCAACACTCTAAGTTATCTTTGGTTGGCGATTGTCGTGTTTTGGGGAGACCTGTAGTCTCAGTGTCAAAAACTGTGTATGACATTTTAACTACATTTTAATCGTGTATTATTCTTAAGTTATGAATTTACACAAATCCAAATCCACCCTTGGTATAAGGAGTTGTTGTGTTTTTGCGTTTAGTGTTCCACTCTGATTTCATTAATTCTAAATTCCAATTTTTTATTATTGTTTCGATACTTACAAATTTTTCATCATTATATTATTTATTTTTCTATTTGCGGTTTTAGGAAGGGGTTTCATTGGTGAAGCAAGGGGGCTTGCGACGGGAGACATTATACTCTTATTATTCATTTTAATTTTTTTAATTTCGTTTTTCATTTTTTTTATCATTTTGTTATTTTCAAAAATTATTTTATTCATGTTTTCAACGTTTTGTGTAATATTTTTTTTGATAATATTTTGGGGTTTTTTTTCTTTATTTTTAAGAGTTTGGGACGCCTTTTTTATAGTTTTTTTAACTTTTGTTCTTAGGGTTTCCTTAGCTTCTTTCATTGTCTTTCGGGCGGCAGCTACTTCCTTGTTAATTATTTGTTGCATTTTGTCACTTCCCTTTTTTGAACGAGTATTCATTATATGATGTATCAATAAAAAAATTCTTCATTTTCTATGAATACCCTGATTTTTTTTGGTGCGGGGGGGCATTCTGGTTCAAAGGTTTTGAGATACATATACCAAATAACACGCTGAACATCGGGACATAGTTTTTCAGTCGCCCTAAAAAACGCAATTTTTTGTTCGTCTGTAACAAGGGGGATGAAATCAGACATTTTTCTTATTGTACCAACGGTGTATTCTTTTACTTAGGTTATGGAAATACAGGTCAACATCTAACCATGTTCTCTTAAACCATTTTGGTAAATTTAACCACACCCGACTTAGTGATGTTTCTTCCCTGTGTTGTCTCACATAATATGGGGGTTTGGGTCTAAATTTGTAATAAAGAGCCAATACATAAATCCAGAATGACGCAAGGTGCGAATACATTTGTTGAAAAGGGTGTCTATTTTTTATATTGATACATTACAGATGAAGCTTGACTTAAACGAACTTCCTAAAAAGACACAATATGTCATTATTGATTCAGAAATGGTAGATGTTGTAAATGGTGATTTTACACTTGATTTGAGTTTAGAATCAAATTTGCATATGGAAGACATGTCAAAAGTTATCGGTTTCAAATTAGTTGATTTTTACATAACAAATGTTGGTAAAAATGATTCTGGTTATATAAATGGTGCAAAATTTATAAACATCATGTGTGATGATATACCAAAAAGAGCACAACTTTTAGATGAACGAGAAGGTCATGTATTGGCTAGAATTGCCCTTGATAGAAACTTTACAGGTTCAGCTAATGATATTGTAGTAAGAGATAAACAATGGCAACCACATAACAGAAAAACTAATTATTTTAATCCCATATCAATGCAGAAATTAAATTTTAGATTACGAGAATACCAAGCAGACGATGATTATATTCCATTAAGAACGGCGTGTTATTTTTACATGATTGTAGAAGTCACAACAATAGATGTAAGACAAAAACCACCAGATAGGGAAGTTCAAATGCTTCAAGCATTAACCCAACTCAATAAAAAAATTGATGAACTCAATGCAAATGTTGTAAAAATTCCAACCCAAGCAGAGATGGAAGAGGCACAGAAGAAAAAATATCCATTTGTATATTTGATGTTATGTGTTTTTATGCTTGGGTTGAGCTACTTATTTTTCACACGACAAAAAAATGTCTAGGTAAATTATAAGACGACAACATAATAATGGATCCAATATTAATTGGTGCTATATTATTTTTCTTAGCCATGTTTGTAATTTTTATTCTTGTTGCCGTGGGTGTAATGAAAACAGAAGAAGATGAAGATGAAACTTCCAATAATATACCGGTTTCTAACACTTTTACTGTTACTAATAGAACATATGGTTCATCAATAGGTGAAGATGATGGAGAAGTTGACGAGGTTGACGAGGTTGATGAGGTTGATGAGGTTGATGTGGTTGATGGGGTTGATGAAGGGGTTGTTGGGATCGATGAAAGTGAAGAAGATGAGGAAGATGAGGAGATTGAAGAAGGTGACACCACACCAGATGTCCCACCAACTAGTTCTCCATCAGCGCCAGCACCAGCGCCACCAGCGCCATCACCAGCGCCACCAGCACCAATTGATTGTGTAGGTGATTGGAGTGATTGGAGTCCTTGCAGCGCCAGTTGTGGTAATACAGGGAGAAGAAGAAGAACTTACAATATAACACAAGAAGCTAAACATGGTGGTGAAATATGCCCATATTCCCAAGGTGGAACTCAGACAGAAAGATGTAATCAAATACCATGCCCAATCGATTGTGAGGGTTCTTGGGGTGATTGGTCAACATGTAGTTCTGGTTCTGGGGCTTGTTGGGATTCAGCTGGTAGTCCCAATCAAAAACCAACCATGTCAAGAGAATTCACAATTTCAAAACATTCAGCAAATGGAGGAAATGTATGCAAAGATAGCACGGGAAATGTCCTCATTGGTGGTGAGATAGAAACAAAGGAATGTGATACATCTCCTTGTCCCGTTGATTGTGAGGGTTCTTGGAGTGATTGGACTGAATGTTCCAATGCAGCTCAAGGAGATCAAAAGCGTATTTATAATATTGCCAGAAACCCACAATATGGTGGAAAAGCGTGTCCCAAGAATAAGGGTGATGAAGAGATACAAATGTGTAATACAGGCTCTGAAAGAACATCTCCATCTGGTGACAGCGCTAAAACATATGTAATTCCAGGTAAAAAAGGAACAACTGGGGTTCTTGACATACGCGCTCGTTGGTGGAAAGGTTCAGGTGTGAGAAGAACCACTGGTATAGATGTATGGATTAATGATAAGCACATGGTTCAATGGAAGCGTAAAGAATCAAGTATGGGTTGGAGAAGAGGTGACAGTGCATACCTTAGTGTAAAGTCTGGTGATGTGATTAAAGTCCAAGACCACGGCGATAGAACATTCGATGCGAATGTATATTGGATATTTAAACCTGGAGAGACCGGGGGTTCTTCAGACATGCAATATCCAGCGGGTCATAAGGCTTAAACAATTTAGTTATTTTTATATTAGTATGAGTATCCAAGTAATTGGCCCAGGTCTTAACTCAGGCATCGGCCAATTATGTAATAAATACGCGGAACTTTTGGGGTGTCCCTATACAGTAATGGGACAACACCCAATAAAACCATGTGACAACATGTTTATTTTTGCGCTCCCAGTGCCTCATTGGTTAAATGTTATTCCAAGATTGAGACAAATTTGTAAAAACTTGGTGTGTATGTCAATTTGTGAGACTGAGACTGTGCACCCATCATATGGTGATTTATTCAAACTTTTTGATAAAGTCGCTGTTGCGAGTGAATTCTGTCATCGTGTCTTTTCCAGACAATTTCCAGAAACTGATTTTTTTATGATACATGCACATGTCACAATTAGACCTTTGCCACCAATTGTAAAGGAAAATAAACCATATGTTTTTTATCATATTGGTAATGTTGCGGATCAGAGAAAACAATTTAACAAGATATTGGAAGCATTTGTTCGGATGAATAATCCAGATACACACTTGTTGGTAAAAGCAACATGTAACCAACCAATTCAGATAAATATCCCAAGGGTCACTGTAATTAATCAATTATTGTCTGACGAAGATATGGATAAAATTCATACCGAGGGTGATTGTTATGTTGCATTTAGTCATTCTGAGGGTATTGGCATGGGAGCTGTGGAAGCAGCACTCCATAATAAACCAGTTATTTTACCAGAATATGGTGCAGCTGGTGAATACATTAAGAGTGATTACACTATTAAATGTGGAATGACAACTCTTCCAAGTGATGATTTCTTGTTTCAAAAAGGTATGGAGTGGGGAGACCCCGACTTTTCTCAACTTCAAGAATTTATGCAAGATGCGTATGATAAACGATTGCGTCATATGGATCATAGCCATACGAAGGAATTGTTGAATCCAGATAAAATTAGGGAACAATTTAATCTTGCCTTTTCATGAAATAATCAGTGAGGAAAGCAATGATACCAATCAAAATTGTACCAGCCATCATGTATTCCCTCTGAACAATTGACATCTTGACAAGGTCGTCTATTGGTTTTACGTTAGTTGGTTTTTTTATAACCATGGGGGCGGCATATGTTATGGCGATGAACAATGCCATGGCAATTATAGATGATTGTAGTTTCATTTAATATATATATTATAAAAATAAATTTATCTTCTAAAAATTTGAGTTTGTCTCGAATTTCTTTTGTTTTCCCATTCACTCTTGCTTTTTCTCATCCGTTCCAAGGCTCTTTGGAGTTTTTCGTTTTCTCCCAAAACAGGAGCACCCCCTGGTTTCCGTTGGGGTGGATGAAACTTCTTCACCTTCGTCCTCGTGTTCCCAGATTGTTCCTTCGCAACTTCCCAACGAAGAGGTTCCTTCAGCCATGTAGTAGAGTTCATTTCTAATTCTGATGTGCTCCAACCACAAAGCCCAGAAACTTAGGTATTGAAAAAACACATATGCAAATAAAAACTTATGACAAGGGAACATCATTTAGATATGTAAAGGTTTGTTTCTTTAATTATTTGATGCAATTGAAGACAAATATAAATCAATTTCACCTTGGAGTGCTGGTATTTTTTGAACAACTTTTTTTGTAATTTCTTCTTGAACTTTCATGACATGTTCTATAAATACTTTTACATCTATACCAGTTGTTCTGTTTATCTGATGATATGAAGCAATACTTGTTAAGAATTCAAGATGCGCCATGGCATAATTTGCGTGCATAATAGCAATAAGAGGTGCATCACTTTGTTGCGCCAATGTTGCATACTTTGCTGTCTGTTTAACAAGTTTATCAATCACAGATGGTTGACTACTTCTCATAATCATGAGAATTAAGACAAGTATGATAATAATTTGCCAAAGCATTCTGTAATAAAGAAATAAAATAATACTATTATATGTCGTTCAGGTGGGAAAGACAGTGCTTTCAGTGCGGTCGCCCTGTTGATGTATATTTTGATGATAATGGGTGTCTTCATACAATGATAAAAAGCATGGCATTTTTTATAAAAAACCCAATTGATTTGGATTACAACGTATCATTGTTGAAATTTTATGGAATGAAAGTAAAAAGGGTTTGTTTTGGATGTTTTCAAAATAAATTACATTTCAACCCCAATGTTATGAGAGAAAGGGAAACAGGTATGAAACCAAAAAGGCAAATATTACCCAAAATATACACTCGGACAACAGAACAGATATGTCGTTGGAACCTAGGGTTAGATAAACATTTAAAGAATAGTGTATAATAGATTGTAATGATTACTCAGTCTCAACAATTATTGTTAAATTCTCTCAATAAATTTTACAGTGTTTCTAATAACGCGGACAAATTGCTAGATGTTATACACCACAGAAAGGGAGTGTCCTTGCGGAACATTGAGTGGTTTATAACGAACTACGCTAAATCAAATCAGACAAGGTATAAAACGAGAGATGGTAAAGACTTTCCTGTTCATATCCAATACAAGGCATCCTTGGATGGATACAGCAAACGCGCATTTGACCCATTTTGTAGGACCGAGAGGATTGATTTTACTCTACACGATAAGGAAACAATTTCTACAACGGTTAGTCAATTAAACTTTCTCAGGTGGTGTATTGTCAATGATATAATCAGTTATATTGAAAACAATAAACACATCCTTAAGAAGTAGGGAATTGTGGTAAAAAATTAGGCCTCATAGCCGTATCTTGTTGTGTCTTTTGACATGCGGGACAATCATGTTTAAATATAGGTGGGAATGAGTGATTATGTTGCACATCTGAAACAATCTGTATAGGTTCCACAGATTTTTTCTGATGAAGATGAGTTAAACAATACCCATCTGTCTTGGATCTCCTAGAGCACCTCTTTCCATCTTTTAGAAGACCTTGGCACCTATCATCTCCCTCATCACCCGTTGGCATATCCCTAAGGAGAATTCGTAAAGGAATTCCATGAACTGCTGATATCTTTTCAGCATATTTGGTAAGTCTTTGGGTCATTCGTCTCTCAACCTCCCCATCGACGAGTCTTTCAAGCTCATCAAATACTGTCATGTCTTACTATTCATTAGCTCCCATTTTTTAAATATATCTAACACGCTCGGTTGGTTTTTATCTGGGACTAACTTCTTTCTCCCTCTAATCTTCTTAATAATCAAATCTCCAAATATATCTTCCTTTGGGTTCTCAACCAGAGGCTCTATAAGGTCACAAATTGGATTCAAATATTTTTTATCAAAATAGTACCGATAGTCAATGGGTAGATTATGCTCTTTAACCCAAACAGGGTCTTCTGATTTCTCATAACCCTTGGCGCGAGGGTCCCCTGTATCAACCAATAAATACGGAATTCTATCTCCAGATTGTGGTTCTGAACCAGGGCGACGCTCCCTCATCTTATCCCTAACTGCAACATGTGGTAAATTATTATTTTTGTATTTATCACCCAGTTGTTGGGACAATAAAAGTTTTTCATTCTCAACAGAACCATCTAAAAGTTCAACTGCCCTCTGATGCGCTAAAGCTTTAGCTGGCTCTGGGTCATCTGTTGATAATAGAACATCCAACAACTCTTTACATACTTCCCTAACATATGGTGTATTATCACGGCGCACAACTTGAAGACCCTTGATGTCAATGTAATCCATATTCATTTTATCGTCCTTGCCCTTAGTCCATAGTTTAGCCGCATAACGCTTCTTTGAATAAAGGAAGTAAGGACAATACACTTTCTCAAGTTCAAGGTTATTTGGGGCTTTGAATAATTTTGTGCATTCATTCGCAGCTCTCTCACCCAACTCCCAACTGTATGCAATCGCATCTTCACCAGTTCTATCACCCACATCAAACTCAACCATTACAGAATCTGTGTTATGAACCACAATCTCACCAGGGCCAACATGAAAATGATGAGACTTTGTAGTTAGGTCATACACATACTGCTCGGTTTCACCCAAATATTCAATAGATTTAATCGTTTTTGCGTTGTTTTTATTGTTTCCAAACTCAATACAATAACGACCATTTTTGTAATAAAAAATCATTGGGTGTTTGGAACGGCGACACAATAAATACATTTCGGCACACTTGACCTTTGAATCAAATTCAAAATAGATATTCTCTGAAAAAAAACCAAAAATAAAATGATCCACATACTCATCTGGGCCATTCAAAATCATTGAAGACACATGGTCTATCTCACCCCGTGCGTAGTATTTACCCATCATTTCAATGGACTTAGTGTCCAAATCAACTGGTATATTGGAATACTTAATCTTTGAACTATCTGCATGAAGTAGCTCAGAACCAATATTCAAATCAATTGGTTTAATTATAGTAGCATGTTTATCCAAAAGACTATGATCTTCTGTAACATCAACAATACCCAAACCAGTTGAGACGCGATACATCTTCTTTGTGGTTTTGTGTCTAATTGCCCGTTCAATAGGTGTCCAACCTTTTTCAGTCCATACATCTAAACCTTCTGTCATACCATATTCCTTGTCCCCATATGTAAAATACTTTGAACAAAGTTTCTGAATTTCAACACAAGAAATGATACCATTTTTGCGGATTACAATAGGAGTATCTCCTGAGACTGAATCACCGTACCGAACTTTTGAACCAGGGAAGTTCTTTTCTACATAGTTCTTAGTCATATCAATCATAGACCTTCCCATAAGGGTGACTGAAGAAGCAATTGGCACACATGGGAGCATCCCCCGTCCAGCTCCTGTGAACCCGTAGACACTATTCATACTTACTTTATACGCGAGTTGTTTTCCGTTGTAGACCTCTTTCATGTGCCCTGAGGCTGCTGCCATATCTCGCTTTGCTTGTTTCCTGAACATCTTCAGCTCCTTAAGAATACTCGGAAGAAGGGAATCAACATTCTGAGCAAATTTATATGTAATGTCGCCAACTTTAAAAGACTCATACTCTACTCCTGGTATATTCTCATATTTTGGATCCATCACTAATGACGAATAACATAGGTTATGAGCCATCATAATACTGGGATATAAACCCTCGAAGTCGAGAGCCGTGATTGGTTTATAATAAGCTCCTTTATGGGCGTCCAAAACTGTTGCACCCACATATGACGCTTCTGGTTCTTGGCCCTGTCTTATAACTGGAATAATAAAACCTAGTTCCTTGGCTTTTTTAGCAAGCTGTGAAAATACTTTGATTTGCTGACCTCTTTCTGATAGGTAATCAATAGGAACCCAAGTTGCCTTAGCCATCTCTAACAAGTTTGTGAGAATACAAAGTTTTTTGTCAAGTTTGATTGGTAAAAGGGTATCTTGAATACAGTATTCAGCAACTTCTCGTAACTTAACTGGGTCTTCCTCAACAAAACGAGCAAACATTTCTTTTGCTGGCATATCAATTTTTTCCTCACCATTAAGGTAAAGCTTGGATACAGAGTTAAGTTTATAAGAATCAAGTTTGTATCCCTTTTTGACCTCAAAAAACATATCAAAAATAAATCTACCTGGCATTTTGAGGAGTTTTAATTCGTTGTGACCCAGTGCACTTGATGATAGATTTTTTTCTACAATCTTACTGTGATGATCTTTCAGTTTACCTAAATTGAAGAAACTACGGGGGCACCCACATACAACACCCCTAGTATAAATGTAGTTCATATCAAAACCAAATAAGTTCCACCCCGTTATTGTATCCACATCATGGCGAAGTAAAAACTCTCTAAAACCAATTAACAATTCCTTTTCAGTATTGTAATTGATAATATGAGAACCTTCTAAGTTTGTATCAGTGTTCTTGTAACATAAACAAGTCTTGTTGTATGGCTCTGTTTCTCCGTACTTAATGAGAGAAATGGCTATTTGGAATACACAGTCCCCTTCGTTTTCTGGGTCAGGGAATTTACCTGTGGAGCTATTACATTCGATATCCAGGGAAGCATATATGAAAGGTGCTACATCGTCTTTTTCCACACCCTTGAGTTTCTTCCAATCAGTACAGAATAAATCGATATCCGTGTGTGCGTATCCACCTTGAATACACGATTGAGAAGCATCAATCCAACCTGTTGATTTTATACCAGTTAAATGCATAAACCTAAGCATTGGCTCTAGGTTTGATTCATACACTCTTCTTGGTCTGAATTCATCAGGGAGAGCTCTTCTTAAAATACTATTAACATATTTACAAGATTTGAGAGATTTGAAAAAGAGTTTAATGAAAGTAGATTTTTTACCGTTTTGAAAACCCCAAACATCTATGGCTTGGGACATAGCAAATCTTTCCAGACACCCAGGACATATCTTTTTCAATTTATTAAACAAAACTTGAGCTCCATTTCTCCCCTCGTTTTCTTTGAGTTTGACATAGAAAAATGGTTCAAATTTTGTGGATACACATACAGACGCTCCATCTTCTGTTCTACCAAAGATGCTTATAATATGAACATCATCTTCATCCCTAGCTTCCCAGGTAAGCGCCTGAAATGTCACCATGCTTAATATAAGCTGGATTGAAATTTTTAAGCGAAAATAAAATGTAAAGAGTTAATAAATGTCAGCCTTAATAAGCCTCGTTTCCAAGGGGGTCCAGGATGCCTATATAACGGGGGACCCCCAAGTGTCATTTTTTAGACAAAACTATAAACGCCATACAAATTTTTCTCTCAAGCCAGAGCGTATTGATTACATCGGTTCTTTCACAGGAAATTCAGAAGTTACAATTCCAATCAAGTCCAAGGGTGATTTGTTAACTTACCTTTGGATTGAAGCTGATTCCATTGCTTCAGCTGAAGAAAACAGCAATGGTTTCTTTAGTTCTAACACAACACCAAGTGAATTTACTTTGATGATCGGAGGTCAACCAGTTGTTACCATGGATTCCTTGTATGTTCAAGGTGTTCACAATGTTTTGTACAATGAAACACAGGCTCAGTCTTCCGCTGCGGTCACTTGCAACAAGGTTGCAGAAAACGCAAAAAGTAGCGGTGGTAATGGAGACAGCTATGTGATTCCATTCTTTTTCTCCCAAGACTGGACTAAGGCTCTTCCATTGGCTGCCCTACAGTTTCACGAAGTTGAAGTCCGAATTAAGTGTCGTCCAGGCCTTCTAGTTGGTTCTACACCAAAGGTGTATGCCATGTATGCTTACTTGGATACAGATGAACGCAAGTTCCTCACAGAACAACCACATGAAATTCTCATCACCCAAGTTCAACATCAACCAGCGAGTTCAAACCTAGACACAGAATTTGACTTGACTTACTTCAATCACCCAGTGAAGGCTGTCCACTATGTGTCTGGTAAACAAGATGATTACTCCTCATCTTGGGACACTGCTTTCACCTTCAATGATTCTTCTCTCTACATCAACGGTACAGCTCTATTTGAGGGAACCACACCAGAATACCACCACACAGTTGTTCCAAAGATGCACTGCCAATCTCTTCCAGCGGACTGCCTACAAGCCGCACCAGTTTTCACATGGCCATTCTGCCTCAACCTCGCCAAATCCCAACCAACAGGGTCAATAAATTTCTCTCGTCTCGATACAGCTAAATTGACATTCTCAAGCCCACAAGGGGGTGACTCACTTAACAACCGAGTTTACGCTGTGAACTACAATATTTTACGCATAAAGAACGGTATGGCCGGGGTAGCATTCTCAAATTAATCGATAAATTAGGGTTTATAATTAAAAACACTTTTTAATGAAAATCATCATTCTCATTAAAAAATGTATATAACTTAAAAATGAGAATCAAATAATTTGTAATGAACATAGTTTGTAAAACTCCACAAACTTATAGTTCCCTAAAAAAAGGAATTAGGAAAAATACTATTCAATATGGGTGTGCACTCACAACGGGATACTTTGTGTGTAAAGGAGCAGAAGAAGGTGTTTCGGCCATGCTCGGAACCGTTTCGTCCATGGTTTACTTGAATACATTAACAAAAAGAGTAGATAATATTGAAACATCTTCACCATTTCCAAATGAATTACTTGTTCCAGTGGGAACTTTCATGTTTGAAGCTATTTGGAATAATGCTCCATTTGCGTTTGATTTTGATTACACCGCAACACTTCTCGGGTTTCTAGTCTATAAGGGTGCTTTACTCAACTTACTCTATGATATTGTCGTAGAAATGCTGCAGCCAGAAGATGAAATTAAAAATAACAGGATAGAATTAGAGAGGGAAAATGAGTCTTGATATAATAATGGGTAATATGTTTTCGGGTAAAACATCCGAACTCATAAGACAACTAAAAAGATATAAAATAATTGGTTCTAAAATATTAGTCATTAATTCTTCACAAGATACAAGGTCAAATGAAGAAGTTTTAAAAACACATGATAATGTCACATTTAAATGCTTGAAAACAAATTCATTATTATCAATCCTCAACGAACCCCTCTTTCAAGAAGCAGAGGTTATTGCAATTGATGAAGCACAATTCTTTGTCAATCTCAAAGCATTTGCAGAAGAATGTCTTGTCCAAAACAAAAATGTTTTAATGGCTGGTCTAGATGGTGATTACAAACAAAGAAAATTTGGAGAAATGCTTGATTGCATACCAATGGCTGACACGGTGAAAAAACTCAAAGCACTTTGCACTAAGTGCAACAATGGAACCCTAGGTCCATTCACAGTGAGGACAGTTTCAAACCAAGATCTCATACTTGTGGGTGACACAGACATGTATACAGCCAGGTGTAGAAAACATTTGGAGGCTTAAAGGTTTAAGAAAATTAATGTATGAGAGTGACTTGAGATATCCAGTGGTCCCTGACCTCGCGGGTTCGAATCCCGTCCCTGACAACCTTTATATAAAGTCAGGGTGTCTGAGCCTGGTTTAAAGAGCTGGCCTTAAGCGTACTTAACAGTCTTAAGTTTTAAATAATTTTCATTTATTTAAAAATTAAGATCGAGTATTATTAGATTTATTGAGAATTCCAACTTGGGATAGTTAAAAGCAAGAGAGTAAGAATAATATAAGTTATGGATATATGGAGATATGTTAGACATCCTGATAACAGTTTGGCGTTGGCACATGTTTATGATGAGAATGTTGAAATAGTTGTTCCAATATTACCCAGGACTGATCCAGAAGCAGATGGATTATTTTTTAAACCAAGAGCTTGGCGATGGTTCGCTAGATTAACACTTGTACACTTTTTTGTGTTATTGGGGTGTATTCATTTCGTCCATTTACCACTTATAGCATTTGCTCACATGATACTATCCCTAGGAGTTGGAATGACAGTAAATGGACAATATACACCCGTGGTTTTTTTCATTAATTATATGTATTCTTGGTCTGTGTTAAGTTATGGAATTGTGTTCCGAGAATTATATTCCCTCGTTGTTTCATTAATATATATAATTGTATATTCAATAGCTGCCGGGTTTTTTATAAATTAATGTTGTAATATTATATGAATGATAGAAAAGCATTGTTTAAAAAAGCTATGATGAATTTTCAAAACGATGAAAAAAGAATTAAAAAATTTATTACATCATATTCTACAAAAAAAGGTGTCACATTATCAAAAAATAATTTTAATAATATTTTAATGGCAACAAATAAGTTTCCAAATTTAATGGAAAAAAAGAGACATGTTATAAAAATGTTTTTGAATAAAAAAAGAACACATACATCTGAAAGTATAAAAGCAAGAACAGAATCACCCAAGAAAAGAAAAAGAACATCTTTTACACCAGAAAAAAGTTGGATTGCTAGGTCTCTCCAAAATTAATTGTTGTAATAAAATAGGTATGAGAGTTAAACTCATAAAAAGCCCAAATTCCAGAAAGAAATATCGTGTGATTTTTGAAGACGGGGATACAGTTGATTTTGGTGCTAGGGGATACAGTGATTTCACCCTCCACAAAAATCCCCTCAGAATGCGTTCATATCTCATCAGACATGGCGCCTCACCATACATCTCAGCGTCCCTCAAAAAAGAAAAGAACCCAAAGCGTGTTTTAAATGGTTTATTGAATGTTTCCAATTCACATCTTGAAAATTGGAAGCCTTCAGGAATAAAAACTGCAGGGTTTTGGTCTCGTTGGCTCATTTGGAGTGTTCCATCTATGAATGGTGCCAAAAAGTTAATGAGTAAAAAGTTCAATATCACTTTTTATTAAAAATGTTTTCCAACCAACTTGGTATTTCATTGGTTTTAGTTCCACTTCTAACACGAATGTATTTATGCACAAATGGTTTTTTTACACTTTTAGATTCGCGCGCTGGAGAACTATTTATATTTGCAGGTCCTGGTGTTTTTTGTCTTATAGAACGAGCAGTGCTTCTAGTTGGGGACAATGGTCTAGATTTCCTAGATGCCGATGATGTACTAGGAGATGGTTGTGATATATTGTTAAATTTTGCCTGTTTTAATAATTTGGAAATTTCACTGTCCTTGCTACCAGACATCTACTATTTATTTATATAATTTTTTAAGTTCCCTAAGACCTCCAATAAATTTATATTTTTTAAAAATTATTGGAACTGTATCATGTTTTGATTTTTCCGAAAGAAGACCCACTGTTTTTAAACTTTTTATAACCCTGTCTTTTCCACCAATTTTTTCAATATCAATCTTCTTAACTTTTTGATTTTTATTTTTCAATATTTTTAATGCGGCTTTACAAAATGGACACCAAGTGTAATGATACACCAACCAAGTCATTTATATAATTACTTAATAAAAGTTTTCTGTGCGATAAATTTTAGCCTCATATTGATTATCTTTACCAAAGACTGAAACCAATTCACCACCATAGAGTTCATTACACCCAACGTGTTGATCATCACAGTCCCTACCATTAATAACAAGTGGTAAAGACATCAACGCATTGGAACCTAGGGATCCGTTGTCTGTCGTGTAATACATGTAACTGTCTCTACGATAAGGTGTTTCTTTTCCAAACAATGGAAGACTGTCCTTTGTTACTGGGTCGTGGATAATACCAACTTGTTGAACCTGACCTGGTTTATAATGTTTCAATGGTGGTCCACGAAATTCTGGTGTATCCCTAGTGTCTGGTCTATCTTTTGTAAAACCAGGTTCAAATCTTGGTCTTGGTTCCTGGGTTTGAATTGGCATTGGAATAATTTTTACAGTTTCTCTTGTAAAGTTCCTAGTCATATATATGATCATTGACAATGCAATAATCAAAATGAAAATAAGTACAATTATGGCAAGTTGTTGTTTATCACTCTTATTCATTTACATTATATAAAGAAAATAAATGTTCTTTAACTAGGTATGAAAATATTAGGCATAGATATAGGATATCATAATTTAGCCCTAGTTCTAGCTGAATGTAGTAAAACTGATATTATTGAAATTATTGATTGTAAAAAGATTTCTTTGGGAGATTATAAATATATTAAATCTAATGACATTGTTGATTTAGTTCCATTGATGATTGATGACCATAAATTTTTTTTCCAAGAGGCGGAACAAATTGTTATAGAAAGACAACCACCTGGTGGTTTTACTAATGTTGAGTGTCTTATTAATTATATTACTCGTCCCAAATCATTATTGGTTTCACCTAATGCAATGCATGCGTATTTTGGGTTGGGACATCTAAGTTATGAAAATAGAAAAGAGTACACAGAAAAAATTGCATATCCATATTTGAAAGATAATTATTATTACAATAAATTAGACAGAAAGCATGATATAGCAGATGCAATTTGTCTCATTTTGTTTCAAAATAATAAAAATACAATGGAATTCAAAAGAAATGAATTAATTGAAAGATCAGTTTTCAGTGAATTCCTTTACACTAAACCGACCCAATCTCCATTGAGTTAACAACCACAAAAGGAAAAATACAGTTTTAATTAAATCCTTTGATTTATTATCATCAATTTTGTAAATTGGACTAATTATTTGCGAAGTAAAAGTTTGTGAAGGTTCTTTTCCAAATATTTTAGCTTCCAATTGTGTTAAAGCACAAGTATCATCATTCATCATCCAGTGGAAAAATATAATAACCATCAAAATTGAATAGGCCCTTAATTGTCTCGCCTGTCCCA